ATTTACAGCCCGCCAAGACCTAGATACAGTGGGCTCGTATTCAACAAACACACAGGGAATCACAAACATGTTAAATTTCCATACCGAAAAATGTGAGACGTTCAACGACTGTGTAGACCTTTCCTGGGTCATCAGGGATGCCCTGAGCAACCCTAACACTGCCCACCTGGTTAACCCTACCGACCAGCAGTGGATGACTGACACACTGGCGGAATACGACGACGAGTGTGAGACCGGGGCCGCTGACCTGGAGGCCTACGGGGAATAATCTTCAAAGTTTCCATTTACAGCCCTCCGGGGCTTTGGTAAACTGATCGCGTACTCAATAACTCTGATAAGGAATACCGACATGACCACATTAAACGCCGCACAAGTGAAGCAGATCGCCAAGGAACTGAAAGTTAAAAACTGGTGGAACAAAAAACGGGCTGACCTGATCACCGAAATTGCTGACCTGAAAGGCTGGACTGGGGAAACCCCGGAAACTGTAGAATATCTCCTGGGGGGCGGGGAAATCAAGCAACTGCCTTATGGCCCTGAAGTGAAGCCTGAGATTCGCCACCAGGAATCAGCCGGCCAGGCCCGGAAGAAACCCACTAAGGTCACTAAGAAAACTGCTGACAAAGCTGAGAAAAAAACTGCCAAAAAAGTCACTGACGAAAACACTGTCACCCTGGCAGGAATATGTCTGGAACTGGGGGTCGAGGGACGGATCGCCCGCCGGAAACTGAGAACCTCAGATATAACCAAACCCGGCAAGCAATGGGAATGGGAACTGGGCAACGCAGATATCGATAAAGTCAAAACTTTACTGGGTACTAAGTAATGGCCCGGATCACTCGGAAATCCGTTGGTAAGTCTGAGCAATACCTTAGCCACAGGGAAACGGCTAAGGAATTGGGGGAGGGGGCAGACTGCGCAGTGAGGGCCGTCTCAGTGGCCTGCAGCAGACCTTACGAGGAGGTGCTGGAGGTTATGACCAGGATGGGGCGAAAGCCTCGTGGGGCTACTGAGACCGCCGTTATCAGGGACACTATAATCTCTATGGGGTATAACCCCGCAAACCTGGAGTGGAAGGGGATATCTGACAAGATCGAAAGTTACCCAGGGAATCACAAGAACAAGAAATATGTAACCACTCACCAGCCGGATAGATTTCCTGAGGTGTGGAAGGACGGGAAGACTTACTTATTCTTTGTTAGGGGGCATGTGCTCTGTGTTAAAGATGGAGTCAATCACGACTGGACTCGGGGAAGGTCCCTCAAGGTATTTATGATCTGGGAGATAAAATGAAGTTTAACCCTAAGCTAATTAGGGGAAAGGATGGGGGGGTCGAGATTCGGCTCTCCCTTTCTTTTACCCCCGAGGAAGCAAAGTCACTGGACAGAATACCCGATGACCCTGGTGTGGGGTTTCATAACCTGAGGGCTGAGGGGGACATCTATCAGAAGTCCGATTTCTATTTGTGCCAGCTGAGGATAATCACCAGTTGGATTGGCATGTGGTATGATGAAGATATCATGAGGGAACACGCACATCGGTTTAGATCACAACGGGAGGCCAAGATCAATGAAGCTGGACGTAGGAAAAAAGAAAGGGTTCGTAATAAGCGGAACCCCCAGTGAGCTGAGGAAATTATCCTTCTTGCCAGGGGTAACGTACCGCCGTAAAGAGGGGGTACTCCGAATGACTGAATCCATAGCCAGCTGGAGGGCGCTGAGGGACCTTCAGTTCGATAGCGTTGTAACCCCGGCGAGGGATAAATTAAACCAGCTTAGGGCTGACCACAGGAACCACAGGAAGGAGGTACGCAGGGCAGCTAGGAGGTTTAAGAGAACGGGGGAGACAGATATCCCCGTACCCCTCAAGACTATCCCCTATTCGCATCAGGTCAGGGCGTATGGGTTTGCCAGCAGTATCGACCACTCAGCACTGTTCATGGATCAGGGGACAGGTAAGACCCTGGTAGCCCTGTCCGTGTGTGGCAGGAGATATGAGGATCAGCAAACACTCAGGGTACTGGTGATATGTCCCAAGGCTGTTAAACCAGTATGGCCCAGGGAGCTCAGGAAGCATGCCGACTTCGACCACACCTGCTCAGTGGATAAACCCCCCGAAGGACCTGGTCTTCAATTCTGGGTTACTAATTACGACCGGGTGAAACGGGAGCTTCGTCGTTTGCGTAAGTGGAAACCCGACTTGGTTATCCTGGATGAATCTCACAAGATTAAGAATAGAAAGGCCGCCAGGAGTAAAGCGGTGATGGCATTGGGCGCCCAGGTTAAATATAAATTGATTCTGTCAGGTACCCCTTTCGGGAAATGTATCTCAGAGGTGTGGTCACAATTCAAATTCCTCAATAAGGATATCTTTGGATCTAATTACTCATTGTTCAAAGAAAGGTATCTTGTGATGGGGGGATACATGGGATACAGTGTAGAGGGATATAAGAATGAAGATGAGTTCGCTGACAAGATGCATTCAATAGCATTCAGGGTTAAGAAAGAGGAGTGCCTGGACTTACCCCCAGTATCATATCAAAAGCTTTATATTGATCCTGACCCTAAAACCAAGAAAATATATAAACAGTTCGAAGCTAAGTTATATGCCGAAATAGATAATTTCGAAATCAGTGTTAGTGGAGAAGCTCAGAAACAAATGAAGCTGAGGCAAATGTCTGGGGGATCTGTCAAGACTGATACCCAGGAAATGGCCCACATATCAAACCAGAAGATGACCACCCTGAAAGACTTCATGGAAGATAGGGTTAAAGAGAAGACCCTTATATTCTTTTCCTTCACACATGAAATCAAGATGGCATCCCAGATGCTTGACTCCCTGGGTATAAAATACCTAACACTCCAGGGGGCCACACCAGATAGTGATCGAGAAGTATTCGAGGATAGGTTCCAAGAAGATGAATCAGTGGGGGCGGCACTAATACAGATAGCTACTGGTGCTGAGGGCATGACACTTACTGCGGCTGATGTGGCTATATTCTTTTCCCCCTCCTTTTCTTATATAGGATATTCCCAGGCTAAAGATAGGTTTAACCGTATAGGGCAGTTAAGGCCCATGACAATCTTATTCATTATTATGAATGGGACCGTGGACGAAAGAGTAGTTGATGTTCTAGAATGCAACGGTCAACTCACTGACACATATCTCGAACAGAAACGAGACTACCGGATAAGGGAAAATATCATGGCTAAGCAAGAAGGTTATAAAGCATCTGATTTGGCAGCTGAATTGGAAATCTCCGCAGCTGATCTCCGCAAACACTTACGGGCCTTGAAAATCGAGAAGCCAGAAGCTGGCTGGGTATGGCCCAAGAAAACTGACGACGATCTGAAAGAGATCCGGACTTCACTTAAGGCCCGTATCAAGGAATTGGCAAGTAAGCCTGCCAAGACCAAGGCAGAAGTAACCCCTGCCAAGAAATCACGCAAGACAAAGGCTGTTGAAGAAACAGCTGAGGAGACTGCCCCAGTGGATGCCCCAAAGCCCAAGCGCAGCCGAGCCAAGAAGCCTGTCGCAGCCGAATAAAATACCGGGTTAGGCATCAGGATCTATTCTCCAGTGTGGTTCTATATGTGGATGGTAAGACTGTAGCAAAGACCACCACTGGGGATGTTAAAAAGGCTAAGGAGGAATTATTCCTTAACCATTTCCATTTTCCTAACCCGGAAAGATTTCAAGGTAAAAAGAAAAGGGGGCGCTAAGCTCCCTTTTTTTATGAGGCTAATATGACTGAAGCTGAGTTATTTCAAAAGTTAAAACGAGCCACACCCAAGTTCCACTGGCAGAGACACGAAGATAAGTTGGTGAGTGGAATACCCGATGCATCTTATGGTTACAAAAATCAGGGGGGATGGGTAGAACTAAAGACATATAACTGCTGGCCCAGGGATCCTGATAAGCCGCTTAAGTTTACAGACCTGAAACCCACTCAAGTTAACTGGGCAGTGGACAGGGGGAAAGCCCAGGGCAGCGTGTGGTTCCTGGTAACAGCTGGGATGGACTGGTTTCTGATAAGCTGGAGATACGCCAGGCAGTTGGGGGTACTGACCCGTAGCGAGCTCCTGGAAGCCTCTGACATCCATGGAAGTGGGGCCATCAGCAAAGATATTGTGGGGGTATTCCATAAGACTTAAAACTTTGTTAGTATAGCTAAAAGGAGTTAGCTATGACCCGAATAAACGTAGTACCCGAAAACACATTAACCGTTAAACACCTGGCGGGGGAATACCACGAAATATCTCGTGTCTTCCGTCTGGTGTTAAACTCGCTGCAACGTACATCCCCCGTTGTGATCCCTGACCAGTACACCCTGGGGGAGGGTCACGTCAAGTTTTTTTATAACAAGCTGGGTTACATCTCTGAGCGATACATACGTCTTGCTTTGGAAATGTCATACCGTGCTTGGTCTACTGGTCGTGTGACTACTGTTAATATGGACAACGTCCTGGGGATTGTCCAGGAAGCTCGTGATACCATTCCCCCTGAGTGGTGGGGGGAATACACACCCACACCTGAAGCCATCCTAATAAACATCGCACGGATTAAGGATCGGATGTGAAGACACTACTGTTCTTGCTATTTGTATTGTACTTTGAAATCGTTTATCAAGAGGAAGTTAATAATGAAATGTATTACCCTTTCGGAGATAGTGATTCGGGCCAGGAAGAAAGCCAGAAACAAGACTACCGTTAACAACAGAAAATACCTACACTTTGTAGCCAGGTGTTGTAAGGACTGGGGGGAGCATGTGGCTATCTACGAAGACCAGCAGACCAGATACCTTACTGCTGAAGCTCTAGCACATAGACTGGGGTTATCCCCGGAGGCAGTAAAGCAGTCGATGGATACAATGCACAGAAGGAACCACTATGACGAAGAAAGAAGAGATAGCAGCTTGGAAGTTTAAGCTGGGAAGTAATCTTGGGTGGGCAGTGAAGGGTATGCTGGCCATATACAAAAATCAAACCCTCAAGGAGAAATCACAACAGGCCACACTGGAGAGCAATGGATTGGGGTTCACTAGTTATGATTCAGTCACTCTGACACAAATAGCAGAGCGTTACATTAAAACGGGGGGGTTATACCTGGGAGATAGGAAGGTTCTTTTATACAGGATGCCGAAATATGCATCACAATTACACAAGCAGTATGGGGAAAAGAAATGAAGCATGCATTTATAGACGTTGAAGCCTTTCGTTTGAAAAAGCCTTGGAAAGCTCCACTATGTAATGTGGCAGCAGTTATCTTTGACAGTGAGGCTAAAGTCCTTGCCTCAAATGATTATTATATCGACCCCAATAACTTCCCCACTTGGAGCCGTGTGGAAGATTCTACTATTACCTGGTGGAAGGGTCAGGCTAAGTATCAGGAATTGATAGACCGAATGGAGCATTGGGGAGATACCCCCTTAAGCGTAATGAAGCAGTTAAAGTTTTATTTGAATTCGGAGGAGGTTGAAGCATTCTGGTTTGCAGGACCACAGTACGACCAGATAATGCTGGAAGCTTACTTCGACAGCTTTGGGATTAAGTATCCTTGGAAGTATAACCAAT